AGATCGTAGCTGCAAACGTGGACGGCACGAACGCAGTCAACTGCACGGTGTCGATTTACACCAACGGTGCGGTTGCTCAAGGCTCGGCTCCTGCGGGTGGCACGGCATTCCCGATTGTCTCCACGGTTTCTGTCCCGGCCAATTCTTCGTTGGTGGTTGCGGACAAGACCACGGCCATTTATCTGATGGAAGGAACATCCATCACGGTAACCTCCGGCACGGGCAGCGGGATTACTTACTCCATCAGTTACGAAGTGATCCAATAACAAGGAGACAAATATGTCTCTGCGTAATATGGGCGGGATTATTTCCGCCGTCAATACCGGCCTGAATCAACCTGTCACAACGGTTGAATACTTGGTCGTTGCCGGTGGCGGGGGCGGAGTTCCGGTTGATCGATAACAACGTGAAAGGAGGGAAAAAGAGTGAACCAGTGGGAAATACCGGAAAGCACTGTGAATCAGGGAGTTGCCGAGATTCAGAGAGGATCGTGATGCAGAATGGGTGAATAGGGTCATTGCTCGCCCGACTCAGAGGCAGCCATCAGACCGTTGGCGACGGAGCCGGACATGATCTGTTCGAGGACCCGAACGGCTCGATGAGGAGCAAAATCAGCGACCGCGGCAGCGATCTGCGACTCCAAATCGACCGGCGACTTGGCTGCGCCGACAGCGCGCCGGACAGGCGCAAGCTCAGCCGCCATCGCCATCGACAGAGATTCGGCACCGGCATCGGCCAGCTCATCAATCGCGGCCTGCCCCTGGACGGTCACGGGCTGGCGGACGCGACGATCATCGCCAGCCGACAGACCCAGCACCCCGTTTTTCGAGGGGATGTACTCCATGGGGAGACCGACGATGCCTGAGAGCTTGTCGAGACCATCGGCGCGGACGCGGAGCCCGGCGAGATAGAGGTCATTGAGCATGTCGGCTTTGACCTGGGCGGCGTCGTCTTCGGCAGTCCACGAGAGCTGAGGGGCCTGTGGGGATCGGATGCCGTTGGCGCGGAGGAGCGGCTGGAAAATCTGATCCTCCCACGTTTCGGCGAGGAGGGCGGCGTCGAATTCGCGGATGCCGGAGAGGGCATCGGCCTGCACGTTGCTCTGTCCAGATCCTAGGCCCTGCGCCTGCGCTTCGAGGGTGAGGGTTTGGCCGATGATCACCTTGGCGATTTCCCTCTGACACAAGGCGATGAAATCCATGAATGCCGTCGTCGTCTCGCCCTTGAGGGTGGAGATCGCTTCAACTCTGGCGTCCTCAGGGATGACGAGAGCGGAGGATGTGGAGGCGCGGGAGAATGCGCGAAGTAACTCCTTCCGGCTTTTTTCTGCATCGACTCGCGAGTAGCGGGCGATGAACTTGGGAAGGTTCGTTTGCTCCAAATTGTTGGCGCTGGCCTGACGCGCCCAGACGGCAAAGAACCACCACGCCACCACCGCTCGCATCGGGCCGCCCCAGCAATCCGGCAGCGACTGCAACAAGTGACCGCGGTGGACGACAAAGCGGGCCGGATCGAGAGGGTCTGTCTCAAAGGCGCGGGTGCCATCGGGATTGACCCGATACACCTTGAGCTGACCGGCCGGGCCATTGGAGTCGGCACGGAATGTCAGCCGCCAGAACGGCACCGGCCGCAGCTCCACCAGATCGTAGTAATGGGCGGAGCCGGGAGCAGCGGGACGGTACACTTTTTCGACGACGGCGACGGGCCATGTCGAGGCGTCGAGAAGGTGGGCGATGACGACTCTGCGGCCCTTGACCGAGGCCATCTGAGACCGCAGGAAATCGCGAGCGGCCACCGATTGAGGATCGGAGGATTGTGGCAGGGTGACGCTGAAGGGACGGGCGACGAGAGGTCCTTTTCGTTGCAGGGCACCGGCGATGAAGGTGGTGTCCCGTCCCTGAATGTCGGCATAGACCGCGAACAGATCGTCACTGTTGCCGTCCCGAGATGCGCTGAGGATGGCCATGAGGCGATCCAGAGTAATCCCGTCGAGGCACGAGCTGCTGAACGCCTGTGCATTGACCGGCGCGATTGAATCGTACGTGGTGGGCAGCAACCGGCACAGGATGGCCTTGAAAAACTTCATGATAGGATGGGGGTTTGATTGGGGGTTTGAGTGGAATCGTCGTCGTCGTCGTTGGGGGCGCTGGCGGTGAGCGTGCCAGCCGACACACCTTCGATGGCGGTGGAGCAGCGCGACTGCCGGAGCATTTCCTCAGCCAGTTTGCCGCTGTCGAACGTGTCCCCGTGGTTGCCCTTGGAGGTCCGGTTATCGTAGCCGCTGGGGCCTTTGGTGGCGAGGCTGTGGTCTGCGACGAGCCAGTCGCCGGAGGGCAGCCAATGGCAGCCGTTCAGGAAAGACTCCACGTAGTTATCCCCCAGCCGTTGCTTCCACAACATCTTCGTGCCGGTGGCAGGATCAACCCACGACTCGCCAGATTTGATCAGCTCCACGGGTACCAGATGGGAGAACGCGGACCGCAACCGGAGAGCGTTGAATGTTTCGTTAGATGCGTCGATGGCGAGACCGCGGGGCCGAATCCCCCGGCGGATCAGATCCATGATCACCCGGAGGAGGATCGCTTCGTTCACCCCGGGCGACCGGCTTTTCCAGCGCACCACCAGCCGGGTCTTGCGGATCAATCCGTCCTTTTCTGTGACGGTGATGGATGACGGGTTGGAGTCCTTGCCGTCGCTGGTGGCTTGGTCATGGCCGATGCCGATTTCCGCTGAGGGAAGGATGGGATCTGCCCATGAGGGAGGGAGGAGTGAGAGGAGGGCGGCCGTGAGTCCATCGACCGAAAGGTTATCCAGATCCGTGACGGACCCGAGATCGAAGGCGACGCCGTCGTCTGCACCCCGGGTCTGCGCTTGAACGAGTAGATGGTAGGGAATCGCATCGACCCCAGAGGATTTGTAGAGAAGCAAAGCCTCCCGATCAAAGCCGTCCTTGTCGTCATTACGCGCCCGGGCTTCCGCCACAGAGATGGGAGTTCCGGTTTCCTCGTCGTACCACTTGATCCCTGCCGCCTCTGCATCGTAGCCGTCCACCCGTAGGATCCACATGCCGTACTCGTCTTTCTTGGCTTTTGCCTGCCGCCAGTTGCCCTTTGGGGAAACCGGGAACTTGGACTCATGATAGAGAATGTCCCACGACTCGTGGGAGGAGGAGATGGGAGGGGAGCTGGCAAGGATGAAGCGGGCATCCTGACGGCGGGCGATGATGGAACGAGCGGCGCGGAGGCACTCTCTAAACTCCGCTGTCAAGAAAGCCTCATCCCAGAACACTGAGCCGGTGGCACCGCGAACGGTATCCGGGTTGGCGGCGAAAATCTGATGGGAGGAATAATCACCAGCGGTGCGTCCCCACCACACCTTTGCTTCGAGCTTGCCCGTTTCGAGGAGATCGGAAATGGCGTCGATGTCCAGAAGGTTCCCCTTATCGTCGTCGGCATTTGTGCGGAGCTGCTTGTCGTTGGAGGCGACCAGTTCCCTGTATTTGTCGATGACGGAGCGCCACACCTCCGCGTCTTTGCGGATCACGAGAGCGCCCTGCCGGAGGCTGGCGGAGAGAGTGGTCACGAAATTGTGACGCCGGGACATGCACTCCAACAACGCCCACGACGATCCCTTGAAAGTCTTCCCGGTCTGCCGGGACCACTCGTCTGCATAGAGCCGGTATGGACACGTCAGACTCTCCCTTTGATAGGGGAGGAACGTGATGAGCCGGTTACTGACCAATGGCGCTTTTTGCTCTTTGCTCACGTTCGGCGATTAAGTCTTCGCCGAAGATGAGCCCGGCGAGTTGGCGCATGCGATCTTCCTCAGTCCCCGGGCCGGAGGCGATGCGTTGAACCTCCGCTGACTGTGCTAGTTCTGCGACTTTCTTGGCCGTGGCCATGAAGAAGGAGAGTTCCTTGAGAGTGACTTCCCGGCCCTTTGATTCAATCTCCCTCTCTTTGAGGGCGAGCTTCTTTTCTTGGATGTCGAGGGTCCGGATGGCGTTGACCGCCTCTAGGATTTCGGCCGGTGGTGCGCCTTCGTCATTGATGGTTTCGATCGCCTCATAGAGGCGACCGGCGGCGAGGGCGGTGGCGGCGGAGGAGAGGTTAAGGCCGGAGGCTTTGACGACTTCGAGGGCGTGGGCGGAGAGGGTTTGCTGGCGGGTGAGCTGGTCACGGCGCGAGAGCCATTGGGCGTATGCGCCCTGCCGGTAATCGCTGAGGTTTTTCGCTGACACTTCCTCGCCGTTGAAATGAGCAGCCAGCACCGCCTGCATTTCGGGCAGGCCATTAAGCCAAGGCAGCACCTGCGGACCGAGGGCCCCGTCGAGGAGCCGCAGGTTGAGTTCCTCCCGGAGGCGGTGCGGGAGGCGTGCGATTTTGCCGTGGCCTGCGTGAGTCATGAGAGGAGCGCGTAGGTGATCGTTTCCTTGTCCCATTGACGGCCCCAAACCCGTTGCGCCTCTCCCTTGGCTAGGGCGTAGAAGGCATCCCATTGGGACGGAGGCACGGTCTGGCAGCCGAGAGACGATGTCCCATTCACTCCACCGCGATGGATGTTGATGCCGAAGTTTCCGCGCCAGAGGCCACCGCCAAGGCTGAACCCACGCCCATCAGATTCCCCCTTGGGAATGGACTCCGTGCCATCCCGCCGGATGATCACCGGCCCGCGGCGCTGGCAGATAGCGTTGTGAGGACGGGAGCCGTTGTGCCGGTCGAATTGATAGCACGGGTAGATGCCCGGCTGTAGAGTGGCGATGTCTTGACGGTGAGTGGAGGGATCGGTGTTGCCGTTCCATGCCGCGAAGACATTCCGCGTCACAAGGACGATGCAGTCATCATAGATGCCGCGGTCATTCTTTGTGGGGTCTCCCATCGACTGCATGTAGTACCCCGGAATCCCGCCGATGAAAAAAGGCAGGGCGAGGAGGGAGGCGCGGGCGGGAGCGCCGAAGCATTGTTCCACGCGATCAAAAAACGCGGTGGAGGAGAGACGGGGGCGAGATGGTGGGAGGAGAGCGGACATGGGATTATTCGGCGAGGATTGCGGTGCGGCGTTCGGGGGTGAGAACCCCCAAAGAGACGAGAGCCTGCAGGCCCATGGAGATCCGGGAATCTGCGGACCAGACCTCTCCGGTCCACGCGAGAAGAGTCATGAGGAGCTGGACAACGAGAGACACCTGGCTGGTATGGACGGCGAGGAGTTCCTCCGGAGTAAACTCTTCGAGGAACGCGGCGGCGTGCGGCCACCACTTACCGGGTGGGCGCTCAGGTTGCGCGGTGAGTGCGCTGATCTGTGCGGTGAGGGTCTCGACCTGCGAGAGTGCGACGTCTCGTGCGGCGATGGCTTCGTTTTGCGCGACGACGGCTTCGTCTCGTGCGGCAATGGCTGCATCCCTGACCAGTTCTGCGGCGGAGAGAGCGGCGGCTTTGAGGCTATTTTCGGCCAAGGCCTCGGAGGCAACCAACCCCAACAACAACGATGGAGGGAAATCCGGATCGGAGCCAAACGGCGTTGCCGGAAGGAGACGTTCGGAAAGCGGAGATTCGCTTTCGTCCAGAATCACCTCCCGGAAGATATGGTGTGCTCCCTGATATTCACCGTTGGGGCCATAGCGGATCAGGATTTCGTAGGGTATTTTGAGTTTAGTCATGGCACAACAGTTTAGGCGATAGCGACAACAGCCCGATCTGCGACACGCCGCCAGTTCGCCCCGTCGGAAAACGCTGGTGTTGGTCCCCCAGTATCGTCTGACACCCAGATGAGCCCCCGCGTCCACAGAGACGATAAGGGAACGGTAGCGACGGTGAACGTGGCCAGTACCACCGGCCCGCCAGCGACGACGGGACCGGCGCAAACGGAGGCGAGGTCAGTGGCTCGCCAGCGCACCGCCTCAACCAGTGCATTCTGGGTTAATCCGGCCGAGCCGTTAGGGGCAACTCGCACTCGAACATCGCCGCCGGCCCCCGTACCCGTGCCACGAGCTCCATCGACGGTGAATACCGCACCAGATGCCGAAGTATTTTCTCCCGTCGCGGACTGGACTGAGAGTGTCTGTGCTACCGGAGAGGCTGCATCAGACGGTCCTAAATGCAAATTGTGGCTAGCACGGCGTCGCAGAAAAAGATCGGCGGTAGTATCTACACTGGCGCTGTCGGACCACTGAACCAGACCGCTCGCATTAAGCCGACAGGCGGACGCCCACAGTCGCGCACCACTCACATCAAATGCAGTCCCTGTAGTCCACGGTAAAGTAGCCAACCCGTTCCCGATGACAGCCTGATCGGTCCAGGCACCTGCGTTAGCTCTGCTTCTCAATACCCATACCGATGTGGGGGGTCCGGCTGCTGACGATGGCCGGATCAACGTTTGCATCTCCACGGACTGACTTGCCACCGCCGTAGAGTTCCAGCCCTGACCTACCAGCGTGAGGGCTGGCGATACCTGCTGCGTACCGGCAGTCGCCGGGGTTGTATTCCGTAGAGTGATTAGTGCGCCGGGAGACGCACCGTAGTTCTCCGCCCCGCCCATCGTGATCGCACCCCCGGAGACCGATGTGTTTGGCACAGCGCCAAAGGAGCCCCCGTTGCGGAACTGGAGTTCAGAGCCTGAGCCTGCCGGAGCGCCTCCGGGAGTGCCATTGGCAGCATTTGTAATGCGGCCTTGGGCGTCGATGGTGAGGGTTGCCAGCGTGTAGGTACCCGGGGAGACCGTTGTGTTTGCAAGTTTCGTGGCGGTAACAACACCATCCCCAATCTGCGAGGTTCCGATGGTGGACAGAGTGGATAAAGCGCCGAGGCCCAGAGCACTCCGCGCCGCGGCGACGTCGATGGCGGTGAGCAGAGCACGGCCGATAGCGGTACTGTCTCCAATGTCCCCGGCGGAAAGCGTGACAGCACCTGTTTTGCCCGCGACACTGATCACCGGCGAGACCGGATAGATCCACTCAAACCAGTTGGCGATTAGTGAGGACGGTTCAGCGGTGACAATGAAGGCCTTCCCAAGATCCGTCCGCGCACACCAGTCACCCCGTTCCCCATTGAGTGCGAGCATCGCGGCCTGAGAGGCTACCGGCCCGAGGAACTCCGAGATGGCGATGGCGGGGATCTGAGAGACGAGGATTTTGCCTCCTGACAAATCAGCCTTTGCGCCGAGCGCACCCGAGAGACCGGAGACATCCCCTATCTCATGCCCGTGCGATGATGCAGCCTTCCCGGCGAGTGCCGTATCCAGACCGGCGATCTGACTGGTGGAGGAGTGGGTGTGATTCCCGGCCGCCACATCCCCGGCACCAGTGCCGACGTTGCGAGAGGAGGAGGTCCCGAGGGTGGGCTTGTTGAGGATCTGAGAGGGGCCCGAGGTGGCGTTCCAGTCGGCTTGAGCGCCCCCTCCTTCCTGAGTTTCCAGCGAGTCCACGCGAGCCTCCAACGCATCGAAATCAGCCAGCGCCGCGTAGAGATCCGAGGCGATTGCCTCCGTCAGGTACAGGGGCTCCACCGGCGGTGGCGGCGCGAGGGAGGAAATGTTGTTGGCGGTGAGGGTGATGACGATCCCCACCAGAGGCTCAATGCGCGTGCCACCTACGACGGCATAGACAGGCAGCCAGAAACGGGAGGACTCGCCGGTGACGGTCTGATTGAGCTGAGCTCCGCTCAGGGGCAGCGTCCACGGGCCGGGAGCGCCGGGGGCGGCCGTCACATCCGCAGTACGGGCAAGAGGAGCCGAGGCAGGAAACCGGGCGGTCTGGAGATCCGCACGGAATACCGTTGATTCCGTGATGCTCATCCCCGGGCCGAGAGACAGCACGATGTCGAGTGGCGTCCCCTGAGGGTGCGTCAGTTCGACGATGCGCTGGCGGCAGGTGACGGCGATTTGGCGGCGGTTCATGGGCGGAGAATCCAGCGGATAGCAAGGACGAGGAAAAGGGGGCAAGCCCAGGGATAGATCAGATTAGCCAGAGGCTCCGTGACGGTGGTGGTGGTGGTGGAGCTGGTGGAGCGCACCCGTTCCACCATGGACGCCGTCCCCGTCGGATTGACGGTGGGGATCTGCCAGATGTGAGGAGCGGGGCGAGGTGCGGTCATGGCGCGGCGAGAGGATCAATGACGCGGAGCAGAAACCACAGAACCCATGCGAGGGTGAGGCCGATGACGGCCGCGATTTCAAGGAGCGCAGGCAGTGCGCGGCAGAGGCGGCGGAGTGTGATCATGGCTGTGGGAAGGAATCGGGCTGCGGTGCAAATCCCCCCGGAAACACCGCAGCCCTAGACCTCAGGACTTGGATTTGTGAGCGATGCGGCTCACCACAAGTTCTGTGAGGAAGGTGGCACCCGCGACCACGAAGGCCGCGGTGTGGTTGACGGTGGCGGCATCACTCACCCCAATGACGGTGGCGGCGGCGGCGACGAGTTTGAGAACCTGACGGGGAGCCCATTGGGTGACGAAGGAACGGGCGGCGGTGGAGAGGAGTGATTTCATAAATAGCAAAAATGGATGATGAGACGAGTCTGGTGAATTACTTCCCACCCGGCGGGAAAAGGCTCTCGTCGTAAGCCTCCCAATTGATGGTGCCTCCTTGTTTGGGGAGCGGGAGCCGGAAGGATGCCCCGGGGGGGATGGCGGCGCAACAGTTCAGGCAGGCGCTTACTGCGGAAAGGATGCAGGCGAGACATGCGAGTTTCATGGTGTGGTGGGAGTGGGGTTGGGGTTTGCGTCAGAGGAGATTGGTTTCGGTGTGCTTGATGCCGTCAGCCGTGATCTGATAGGCGCGGACGGCTGGCATGGTGGGGTCTGGGATGTCGGCAATCAGATTCCCGGTCACGAGCACGGCGATCTGTTGCGCGAGGTCTGCATCCGTCACCTCCACGCCCTCCCGGCGAACAGCCCGCGCAATTGACTTGAGGGAGAGGGCAAGGCCCGGGTGCAGATACAGGTACCGGAGGGTGCCTTCGCGAACGTCTTTGATTGTGAGTGGATCCATGGGGATTGTGAGGGGGATTGTTTGGGACAGGATCAGTCCAGATCGGAGAAGTAGACGGTATCAACAACGTGCCCATCGCTACCGACCCGGCAGCCATGACCCAAACCCGTCGGCTCAATGCGATCCCCGTGGGAGTTGTAGATGTTGAGTTCGCCGTCTCCGGTCTCATCCATCTCGGCTTTCAACAGTTCGATTGCTCCAGAGATTTTCATGGGGATATTGGTTTGGGCGGAGTGCTGTCCTGATCATCGAGTGCGGCGGGGCGGCAGGCCCTCGATGCGACCTTCGAGATTGGCGGTTTCTTGAGCTAGGGTCTGGAGTGCGCGTTGCGTCTCCTTGGCTTGGATCTGAGTGTCCTTCCTCAATTCCTCAAACAGCCGACGGAACTCGGCATAGACCTGCGCCAGCTCCTTATTAAGCTGCGGGTGGGTGACGTAGCCGCCGGTTTCCGCGGCGCGGGCCTCTTGTCGGCGGCGGGCAAAGAAGTCAAAGATGGCGAGAATCCCCACCACCAAAGAAACCAGCACAGAGAGACCGGCGCACACGTACCACAGCAGCATGGGGCGCGGATCTGCCGACGTTTCCACGATGCCAGCAGTGGCAATGGTGGAGGGGAGGGAGATAAAAAACGGGGCTAGGCGCTGCATCGCAACACCCATACCCCGGGCTCACAAATCCGCATGACGCAGCGGACGGATGGGAATCAGGTCAGCTCTTAAAAAGCATGACGGTGCCGAGGATCACAAAGAACACGCCGAGGGGAACGAGGATAAATCCAATCAGCACGGCCATCAGCGGGATACCAAGGATGATCATGGCGGCACCTCCGATGATCAAGATGGAGGCACCGACGAAATCGAACAGGCGGCCGATGAACGATTGTCGCGGCGGTGCAGTGTACACAGGGATCTGCACCACGGGAGGAGCCGGTGAATCGGCCACACGAGGGGCGATCACGAGACCTGGGAAAAAAGCGCGGAGGATGTCTCCGAGAGGCTGCCAATCGTCAGTGCCTTCGATGGCGGCGTGATGTTCCCATCTGAGTGATCCGGCACGGAACGAGTCCAGCACATCGTGTGCATCATACGGTCCGGCAGCTTCGGCATCAGATGCCAGATACAGGCGAGGGAAGACGCGAGGAGTCATCGTGGCGGGGGTTGCTTTGCGTCCTCACGTTCCAGCGCCCGGAACACCCGGTCAAGCACAACCTCCTTTGTGGTGTTAGGCATGGAGAGGAGGCGGGCCAGCTTCACCAAATCGTTGTGCCGGAATTGATAGAGCACATCATCTATCTGCACGATGGGGCGGAGCAGTTCCAAGGGGCCGGAGGGAGTGTGCTCGATCACCGGCATGCCGAGCGGGTGGCCTTCGAGGTACCTTTGTAATCGCTCCAACGTGTGAACGTGCGGCACCGATCCCGCCAGCCATCGGGTGATGGTGGAGGGTTGGATGCGCAAGCCCCGTGCGAGATCGACGGGTTTGAGACCGCGACTCTCCAGAGCCTCGCGAAGCCAATCCGCAAAATTTTCATGTGCGGATGCAATTTTGGTTTGCGTAGTCATTAAGTTGTGGTAAATACTGCCGAAACAGTTCCAAAAACAAATGTCACACGAAACCGCAACGCGCAAACGTTATGAAAATCTGCGGCGTCGCCCCGGGCCAAAAGGCTGGCAGGGCAAGGCCGCAGCAGCCCTGGGATACAGCCGCGGGTATATCTCCCGGGTAGCATCCGGGAAGGTGGACAGCCCCGCAGCCCGTGCGGCACTGGCCGAATGGCGCTCCAAGAACGCCGTCTGAGCGCCCCTTTTTTACCCACTAGGTACGCAACGCAAACACGCAAACAAATCCCCACCCCCATGAGTACCACCCCAACCCTAAGCAGACCGCGCAAAAAGCTCCCCACAGAGGGTATCAACTTTCACTCTGCCGTGCCTACCACTGCCCCCGCCCTCCGCATCGGAGATTTTGTCAGCGGGGAAGAGCGGCTGATCATCATGCGAGCACTCTCCGCCGCCGCGGACCGCTGGCGCGAGCACTCCCGCACAGAGGCATTCCAGTCCGATGACGTTGACTGGGCCGCGGACGCAGCCATCGCCGAATCCATTTACCGTCAACTAGCACAATGAAACCCACCCCCACCCCATCGACCGTGAAGCCGTCCATCATCATGATCCCGCTGACGGAGATCGACGACGCTCCCAGCCTGTCCTACATCCCCACCCTCGAAACGGCGGCGGAGCTGCTCAAGCGGGACCCTGACGACATCACCTCAGACGACGAGTACCGGCCCGGCGAGGATTGGACCAGATTGCTGGCATCGGTCCGCCAGTACGGAGTGATGGATCCCATCAAGTTCCTCCGCGTCGGAGACCGCAAGCAATGTGTGGATGGACGGTCCCGATTGGCGGCGGCCAAACAGGTCTTCGTGGAAACCGGCAAGGGTGGCGAGATCCCGGCGATTGAGGTCACGGACATTGATCCGGAGACGCTGGCGCGGGAGACCCTGAGCCGCCGGAATGTTCCCGGGTACGTGCTGGCATACCTGTACTGCCGCCAGCATCAGACCGCACTCCTCCAGACCAAACGAGGGGGCGACCGGAGCAAACTCCCCGGTGCGAGTTTGCTCACCCAAGAGGGGGCGGCGAAGGCATGCGGATGCCGATTCGAGACCATCAGCGCATGCGTGGCCGCCCTCCGCCACTTCGCCGGGCACCCGGCGGACAGAGAGCGTGATGAGCCCATGATTCTGGCGGGACTGATGCACCCCAGCCGCTTCATCCATGCGGCGGCCGGGCGTGCGGCAACGGCCGGGGGTCCCCGCCGCCCCACATCGTTCACGAGCTGGGCTCCGAAGTGGAAGTCCATGGTCTCTAACCTCCGCGGCTGGGACGAATGGGCGGAGGCGGACCGCGAGAACGCCAAGGCACTCCTCACCAAAGAGGCCGCCGAATGGCCGGAGGGATTCCGGGCCGTGATCACTGAAATCCTCAACCCTCAGTAATGAGAGACTTCATGGAGAGACAACGACTAGCAGCGTCTGTGGATGCGATCCTGTCCACGGAACCATCCCTCAGTGTCCGCGCCGCATGCCTGCGGGCCGGGGTCTCCCATGCGTCGTACCTTCGGTGGAAGGCAGAGCCGAATCCTGACGACCGGGCACCGGTCAAGAAAGGCCGCAAGCCGAGGTTCGTGGTGGCGGAGAGCGACGCCCTCGCACTGCGCTGGCTGGCCGCATGGACGCAATCCACCCCGCTTGCGTTGGAATACGCAGGGACGTGGGTGGCGACCGGTGCCTGCCCCCTGCCCTCACCACCGCACCCCGCACCCTCCGCTGAGCTGGGCGCACTGATCAGCGCGGAGCGGGCGCGGGGTGGGCGCTGGGACACCCGGCTGCCGCGGGCCGTGCTCGCCGCCTGCCGTCTCTCTGCCGGTGAGCGTGCGATGATCCGCGGCCAAAAGGCGGCGAATGACGGGGCGCTATCTGTGAGGCGCGTGATGACGATTCGCGACTGGGATGCAGAGGGCGGCATCCGGGACATCCAGCTCCTCGCTGGGTATGGATATGTGAGTGATGACGTTTCGATTGAGCAACCGTTCACGGCCGCGGGTCCGGAGGGGACGGCGGTCAACCGCCAGTGCCTCGCCACCCGGGACGTGTATTCCGGCCGGTGGCTGGGGGTGATGGCGCTATCAAGAGAGGGGGACGCCTACACCAAAGTGGACATCGCGGACCACATGGCCAGCGTGATCGCGGAATGCGGGCTTCCTTATTACTGGGCATTGGAGCGCGGGCCGTGGGAGAACGACTTCATCGACGGGGTCCGGGTGGAGAGCGGATGGGGCCGGGAAGATGGCGAGCGGTGGGGAGGGCTGGACGCCATCATGCGCATCCGCCGGAAGTTCAAACCGCAGCACAAGACGATTGAGGGTGGGTTTTCCTATCTACAAAGCCGCCTCCGGGGACGGTCAACCGGTGTGGGCAGTGAGCGGACTGGTGAGCTGGAACGTGCGACCCGCATCGTGAGTGCGGCAAAGCGTGGGAATGAGGAGGCGCTGAGGGCGCTGTGGTCAATCGCTGAGGCGGCGGATGAGGTGTGGGCACAGATGGAGATGGACAACGCCAAGCCGAAGCATCGGGAGTTTCTGTCAGGCTACGCGGTGCCGAATGATCTGTGGGCTGACACCTACACCCGGCGCGCCATCCCGACAGGGGACCTGTGGCGGTTGCTGCCGATAAAGGCGTGCCGCGTGGTGATCAAGCAACGGGTCTCCATCACCCTGACAGGATACGGCAGGTTCGACTTCGCCGCCGTCAACGGTTCCCTCCCCCTCCTCGACAACGGGCACCGGCTCCTCGTTGCCTTCCACCCGGGCCGTCCGGAGGAAGGGGCGCAATTGTTCAACGGGGAGGTGCGATCCTCACTGAATCGCGACGGCATCCGCTGGGGTGAGTATCTGGGCACCGGCGAATACCTCGCCCCCGTCCCCATGGAAGACTTCACCGGCACCGGGGATCACTCCGCCCACAAGCGGGCACGCCAAGCGGTGCAGAGCGAGTTGAGGGCAGCCAAGGCCACCACCGGCGGAGTGGTGAGTGTGGCCCGCCGGGCGGACGCCATGGGCCGTGTCCTCCAACACGCCACCGGCGGCACCGGCCGCCCGGAGGCAGCCGCCACCCCAGCGCCGGAGCCGCGCCGGTCCGCCCCATCACTCGCCGAACTCCGCGCCCGCCGCGCCGCCGCCACCCCCGACTGGGAAACCATCGCCTGACAATTCACCCCAAACCCCAAATCCCCCTATCATGAAAACACACGAACCTCTGCGGAAGAAAAACTTCCGCATCCACGATTACCTCCAAGGAGGTCTCCGCCCGCTCCTCAAACCGACGCCGGTGACGACGCCTCAATTCTTCCCCGTGCTCCGCCGGGCGAATGTGGTCCGCGGCCGGATCAACATCAACATCAACGGGGTCATCATGTGGTACCGCATCGCCAAGGGTACGACCGGGCTGGCCACCATGCCGGAATCCGGAACGGTGATGCTGGTGATCCGCCGGGGCCGGTGGCACAGCGCCGAGGTTTTCACCCTGCCTGACGAATGCGCCAACACATGGGCTTTCTGCGGGACGGCCGTGGCAGATGTGGAGGAGGAAACCCCAACCGCTCTCGTGCGATGAACAGCACCACAGGCATCAAGATCCAGAACTGGGTGACAGCCTACGCACTCCCCGGCTCCGGCTGCGTGTTTATCATCCCCGGGAAATCACGCATCATAACATCGTCATCAACGTTGCCATTGATTGAAGGCGAGCTGCATTTGGTCTGGGAAGCACTCACCCGTCACTCGCGGCATACGAGCACCGGCACCATGCTTGTGCCGGGCATCGCGGAGGCTGCGCTGATGGACTGGGACACAGAATCAAGGATCGAAGCATTCCGCACGCTCCTCCAAGAGACCCTGACGAGTCTCATCAACGAGAACAGCAACCCTCAACCCGCCGCCGACAGCCATGAGTAAGACGATCATTCTGACGGTGGAGGGTTTGTTTGGAGCCGATAGCTACAAGGGACCGATCAAACTGACGGTGCCGTCCATAAAGGCTGCCACGGACCTTATGCGAATCCTCGAACGATGCACGGCATTGGAGGAGGACCACTTCCCTGACGGAATTGAGGGAGGATACAGGGAATCCCCCGTGATCCATCTCCACCCGGTTGGAGCGATGGGAGTGAAGCAGGTCAACCTCATCCCTCTCCCTGACAAGCCCAAGCCGAAGGCCACCGCCGCCAAGCGACTGCCTGCCCCCACCACCCCGATCCTCCTTGGCTACGGAGACTGAATCCCCAACCCCCAAATCCCCCTATCATGAATCAAATCCCAGAAGGCGACGTTGTCGCACACATTGAAACCGCAGAAGAATCCGTCCGCCGCATCGTTCAGCAGGCGGAGGCGTGGCGCAAAAGCCGCGAGATGCCGCAGGTCCGTTTCATCGAACGGTTCCGGTCCTACTTTGGCTCCTCGAAAACCTATCGTCTCCTCCTCACCCGCCCGTCATCGGAATGGGAGCGCCGGTCCCCGGAGAAATGGCTGATGCGCCTGAGCGGTCTGCCGACGGCGCTGGCAGATGAAGATGCCCGCGGCGACGAAGGCGCACTGATTGATCTGCCCCACACCCGCGTCTTCGCCGATGCGCTGCGGGCACTCCGCCAGCAACGCGGCCTGCGCCGCGTCCTCCTGGTGGAGGGTGGCACGGGATCTGGCAAGACATCGCTCCTTGACTTGGCAGAGAGCCGCTTGGGCGAGGGCCGGAAGGTTGTGAGGATTCGCGGGCGGCAGTCATGGGACAGTTTGCACGAGATGCTGGGGGATTGGCTCCATGCGCTGGGGGAAAAGGACTTGGGTCCGACGACGGCCCGGCGGCACCGGCAGGTGAGTGATGCGCTGGCAGCCCTAGGCGATGCGATCATCATGATCGACGAGGCGCAGTACCTCACCGCCCGCGGCGTCAACTCCATCAAGGACTGGTGCAATGACATGGCGGAGCGCGGGAACGCGGTGCATTTTATTCTGGGGGCGATGGATACTCTGTGGAGGAAGCTAACCGAAAGCGCCTCAGAGGAGAGCCGCCAGCTCCGCGTGAATCGCACGCTGGACGTACTCAAGTTGACAGCCCCGGATGCGGCGGAGGTCCTAGATCTGTTGGGGGTGAGTCTGGATCTGAGCGGCTGGACGGATCGCGAGCGGCACGAGGTGAGCGGCAACCTGAGCCGACTGAGTGAGACGGCGGGGCTCCGGGCCTTTATCCGCGACGTGAGGTCCGCCGCCGTGGAGATGGGGGATGAGGCGACGCCAGCTCTGGTGGCGGAGATTTCGAGTGCCATCGCAGCCAAAAACCGCACCCGCAGATGAACGCCACCGGGTCCGGAAACGGACTGGCCTAGGCGCACATGGGCGCAAACCGCCAGCCGAATCCTACCCGCCGGACAGTGTGACCACCGCACCCCCACCCCGAAACACGCTTAAATCGCCTGCTAACATGAATCCACCAGACATCGCCGAAACGGCCCCCGGACGCAGCCCGGCGGAGGTGCTGAACACGGCACTCGGACAGATCCTCAGCCGCCTCCTCGACGTGACCCACGAGGCGGAGGGAATCCCCCCGGCATCCGCCGCCCGCGCCCTCCTCGACCAGATGAGGGAAAAGCAGATAGGGGTGAGCCTGGGGTGCCTTGAATGGCTATCCCCGGAGGAAGTCCGCATCCTCATCGCAAAGGCCGTCGGCACCTACCTCACTCAGGGGCCAGTCGATGCCGACATGAGCCGCCCGCTGTCCAGCGAGCCATGCCCCCGGCACTTCGACACGTTCGAGCTGCACCCCGAACCAGAATCCCCATAACCACAAACCCCCAACCATAACACCATCCAATGAAATCCGAATCCCCCCAACCCACCGAAGGAAAGCAGCGAGTGTACAAGCTCCAACCCCGCACCGCTGGTACTCTGCCGAAGCGTGTGGAAAAGCTCATCATCAAACACCTCAAGGCCAAGGCATCCGCGGGCAGTATGTACGCGAAGAGCGACGAGTACCTTGAGGCCGCGCTCAAGGACTTGTCAGGCAGCGGAGAGAAAAAACGCCGCACGGTTGAGTTCGGCACCGTTTACGAGTTCTCCACCCCTCAGACGATCAACGAGGGGTTGAAGCGGACCTTTGTGGTGAATGACAACTTCACGCTCCCGGCCGTCACGAAAACGGTCAGCGTGAAGCGGTACGAGTGCAAGACGTGGGTCAACGGACCGAAAGAGCCGAAGGAAGCTCAGGAAGATGGAGGTGCCAAATGATCAGCCGCATCATCCGCTTCATCGCCGATAGCATGGCCAAGGAACCGGAGATTGATCAGATCCGCAGCAGCGAGATGCGGGACGTGCCACGATACCTCCTCGTTGATTATCTGGCGGGGACCGCCTGTCTGTACGGTCTCGATTGGTACCTGACGGACGCCGGGGTGGTCAGGTTCATGCACCCGGCTGGGCATGGGATGAACATCCCGGCTGATGCACCGCTGAGGGAAGCCGATACGGCATGCGCCAAGGTGATCCATGATGCCGATGTGTTCGAGCTGGTGTGGCACAGCACGGACAAGGGCCAATGGGCAGGGCCGAAGGCCAAGCCATTGTTGGCGGTGGCCTACCTGACCCGCGAGGATGACGCCATCCCGGGGGAGCAGTGGAGGTTATCCACGGTGGCGGAGGTCTCCGGGAGCTCCCACTCCACAGCCGAGGGGGCCAAGGCACGGGCTCAAGCGGACTGGACGAAGTTCGTGGATTTTATCCGTTCCTGACACCATGAGAGACTACACACTCAAGCCGCCGGTTGACCGGCGCAGTGCCAGCGCACCGGACGCGCCAGCGCCGGAGCCGCGGCAGGAAAGGGCCTATCCTGACACCCGCCACCAGCCGCTGTCCTCGCCGGAGGTGAAGGAGCTGGGGATAGCCAGCGCCGCCGCTTACAAGAAGTGGGTGGCAGATCCGGCCAACGATGCGGAGCGGCTGCGGAAGCGGACGGGGATGAACAAGACGGCCTTCGCCGCCGCGTGGCGGCACAATGAGGTGGCGGAGGCGACGGAGGGACGGGCGGAGGGATTGCGCGGGGTGAACCGGGCTGACTACCGGCGCGTGAAGGCGCACTTCCTCGCCATCGCCGGTCTCACGGAGCAGGCGTTTGCCGAGATGCTGGGGACCGGCACGGTCAAAGGGGAGCCGGTGGAGAATCGGGAGCAGGTGGACAGGGCCATCGCCACCGTCCTCGCACAGATCGCCCGGCACTTCCGCAACGAGGGTCAGGATGATCCGGAGGGACGGGCCAAGGCCTACCTCGCCGGGACGGCAGCCGCGAAGGAGCGGGCCATGGGCTGCGGGTGGAGGAGCTGGCCGAGCAAGGCCCGCTGGCAATTGTACTTCACCCTCCGCAATCGCCTCCACGCCATGACGGGCGTGGGGGACCCTGCCAAGCGCAACAAATCCCAACGGGCCGGGAAAGCGTCAGCAGCAGAGTGACCGTATCCGCTATAATCCCCCTACCATGAAAACCGCAGTCCTCAACTCAGTCCTCCCGCCCTCGCCCCCGCCATCCCCAGTGGTCAAGGTAAAGGTGGAGGTGGTGCCGGGAGCTATCGTCGAAACCGAAGTGCCCGAAATCATGCGCGAGCGGTTCGTGGCCGTGAAGCTCTCCCCCATCGCTGGCAGGCCTGGTATATATAGAGTGGTGCCGAGAGATTACCACCAGCTCATCCCCATCACGGAGGATCTGGGGGAGCGGATGGGCTGGGGGTTGGAGCGGCGGCAATTGCTGGCGCTGGGGGTGGCGGGGTTGATCAACTGCTATCGGGCGACGACGGGGGCGACGCTGGTTGATCCGGTCTCCGTGTGGGAACACATCGACTCCACCCGGATCAGCGAGGCCCGGGAGTTCTGGACGGCAGAGCGAGTGGCCTTGTATCGGGATGCGCAAGAGTTCGTGAGGGCTACCGGCATCGTGGATGCCGGACGCCGCCGGGATGCCGACGCCATCCCCAACCATCTGGAGTTTGACTTCTCCGGAGGCGAATAACACATTATGATCAAGATGCTCATCATCGGGGGAGAACCCCATTTCCTTCGCTCGCAGAAGGAGGCTGAGCGGGCGCGGTACCTGCCCCTCACGACCCCCATCGAACTGCCGTACCAGAAGTGGATCGCCGAAAGCCTCATTAACAGTCTCAACGAGGATCGCATCCCATGGATGATCGTGGGCGATCATGAGGCCATTGAGGTCTGGCGGACGCCGAAGGGAATGATCCTGCCACGGGGGGTGCAACAATCATGAAAACAATAATTCGCATCATCATAGCCAATACCATCTCTGGCCCGATCTACATCATTTTGGCTCTGCTTGGATTCGCCCTAGACCGGCTCGCCGAAGTTTTTGCGCAAGCCTATAACCGCATTCACCCCACCCCTTGGAAATCATGGCTACTTGGCTGAACAAACCCACACCACACGCGGAGGCCGCAAAGCAGATCCGCGGGCTCGCACCCGTTGACCGGGCGACGTTCGACCGGCTGCCTGACGAGTTCAAAGCATCGGCTTTCCTCATCACGGGCATCGCTGCACACGATGTCCTCCAAGACGCTCGGGACATGATCGCCGTCATCCCGGAGGGGGAGGACTTCATGCAGACTCAGTTGAGGGTTGCGGCGAGGCTCCTCCCTCACTTTGGCGGGCGCGAGAAATCGGCCATGGCGCGGGCGCGAATCCTGACACGGGCGACGGCCTTCCGCGCATACAACGCGGGGATTCATCAGAGCCTGGAAAACTCTATGGAGGCGTTCCCCTACCGGAAGCGACTGGCGGTGATGGATGAGCGGACGAGGGACAGCCACCGGGCCATGAACGGGATCACTCTCCCGGCAGACTCGCCATTCTGGCGATCACACACCCCGCCAGATGCGCACAACTGCCGGTGCTACGTCATCGGGGTTTCGCGGGCGGCTGCGGAGCGGATGAAGCGTGAGGACGCGGCGGCGATCAAGGCGGGCCGGTTGCTGCCGGAGCGGGCGCGGGTGTTGGAAGGGCTGGCGCTGCAACAGTTGGAGAGCGGGATTCTCAACCGGGGTTTGTCAGAGCAGTGGAACCTGAATCAGGAACCTGGGAAGGTGCAGTGGGACCCGTCCACACTGATGATGCCGATGGATGCGGTGAGGCAGAGGTATGATGCGCAGACGTGGGGCGACTTCGAGCGGTGGGCAAAGGGTCAGGACATTGCCGGGCTGAGCTTGTGGGACTGGCTGGCTGGGCAACGGCCCGGCGGAGCGCCGGTGCCGCCGCCGGTGAAGCCGAAGCCACCGACGCCACCAACATCAGATCCGGTGCCGGTGCCGACTGGCGAGCGGACGGTGGATAGCATCAAGGCCGCGCTCCAACCCTTCATCGACCGGCTGGCGAAGGCCAGGGCCGCGGCGGCGGGGCCGGAGGTGCTGGCGCAGATCAATGCCGAGGCCCTCGCTACCATCCAACTGCCGAAAGAGCAGCGGGGTGAGTGGACGGTGCCGGTATCCCGCAGCCGCAAAGGCGTCAGGAAGGCGACTAAGGCGCACGAGGCGCGGATGAAGCAGGCAACTGACCTGATCCAAACGGTGTTGCTGCCCTCACTCTACGGGAAAAACACCACGCTCAAGGCGGTGGAGAGCTACCGTGCGCAGTGCGCTACAATGTACCAGAGAGACTTGATCACTGGCGTAAGGACGGCGGTACAGGCGGAGATCCAAGCGCATCCGTCCACGCCAATCCGCACACTGGTTCACGAAGCCTGCCACGCGGTGGAATCCATGTCCGGGGTGTTTGAGCAGATGATGGAGTTCCGCAACAAGCGGACCGCCGGGGAAAAGCTGCAACAGCTCCGCAAGCTGTACCCGTTGCTGGGCTATGATCCGGATGAAGTGGCTTATGAGGACGAATGGAAGAAGCGCGGGGGCTCGCATTACTCCGGAAAGGATTACGGGTCTCTCTCTCGTGCCACGGAGGTATTTACGATGGGGATGGAGCGATTCATTTTCAACACCGCGGAGTTCGCCGCCGATGATCCAGAGTATTTTGAGGCCATCCTCAAAGCAGCCCAAAACCTGAAATGAACGTCACCTTCACCACCTTCGCGGGAGTCTTTCGGCTTTCTGGCAAAACCATCACCGGGCCTGACAAGGCCAGTACCAAGCGGGCGCAGGCCTTCATGGATGCGTGCGAACCGGGACCACACGACAACGACGGGAGTCTCGCGGAAACGGCCCTCCGGCGTGCGGGCTACCCGGTGATCAGTTATGATGTGGAGGGCGAGCCGGATGCGGCGGGAGCAGATGTGGTGGAGTGGCAGGATAGCGAGGAGGACTGAGCCATGATCCCGACGATCCTGCATGAGAAAGCATTGAGCCTCGCGATGCGCGTGAGGGATGAGGTGCAACCCCTGTGCGATGCTGTGGAGATCGTGGGGGCGCTACGAAGGATAGAGGCGCAGATCGCTGAGATCGAGCTGGTGGCGATCAAGGCCCGGGGCAGTGAGAAGGAGTGGCACCGGATGGCGTGGGCTCTGGCGGGCGCGGATGGCGATGTGTTGGCGATGGGGGCGCAAGTTTGCCGGATCATCCTGCGGAGATCCAAGATCCCTCTCAACATCTGGTTTGCGGATCACGGGGTGATGGGGGATCTGGTGACGCCCACGATCCCCGGCAACTGGGGGGCGATGATGATTTCCAAGACGGGGCCGGAGAGCCATCTGGAGACGATAGCAGCACGGGCGGAGGAGATGGGCTGGACGTGGAAGCCGAGTCGCGGACTGATCATCCCGATGGAGGGAGACCGGGTGGACATCGTGTCCGCATCGGAGCAGGCGATCTATGAGCGGCTGGGCATGCCGTTCGAGGCACCGTTCGAGCGGGCCTGACTTGATTTCTGCCGGCGCCGGCTGCATCCTGACGGCATGCAATTCGCCGCCACCGCCACGGACCTGATTTCCCCGAACATCCGAAAGCTGGTGGGGACGCTGGACGGCGGAGGGAAGAAGAAGGTTCTCACCGCGATGGGGGATGCGTTGCGGTTCTGGGCGATGGAGGCGTTCACCGATTCCGACAAGCGCCCGGCCCCGTGGGCTGACAAGATCGACGGGACTCCCTCCACCCTTCAAAGCGCCAACCCCACGCTCCGCCGGAGTCTGCGGGTGGAGGCTACGGCGACGGAGGTTGTGGTGGGGAGTGACCGGCCGTATGCGCTGATCCATCAAGTGGGCGGCGAGATCCGCCCGCGGACGGGGACGGCGCTGAGGTTTCAGGCAGGGGGAAAATGGTTCACGGTGCGGAAGGTCACGATGCCTGCCCGGCCGTACCTGCCGATAGCCACGAGCGGCGGGCTCATGACGGGAGCGGCGGAGGAGGTGGCATCTGTGGCGCTGGATCAGATAGCAACTGAAGCGAGGCGCTGACAACGCGCCGCCGTTGCGTCCGGCGCGTCATGCGGATTCCGGAGACGGGGTGATGGTGCGGGAGTGAAGAGCAAACGCCCCACCCAACCAGCCAACACGGCACCCTCCCCCGCGATAATCGCGTGTGGTGGCGGCGGGGCGACGAAGCTGACGCCAGGCGGGGCGCTGCCGAACGAGCTGGTGCTTTGCCCGTGGGGAATGACGAAAACCCGGAAGGGCACGTTCGCTGTGAACGCCTACACGCTTTCCGTTTTCGCCGCTCGCCAAGCGGCCATGCGGCGAGACATGGTGGCGGGAGACTTCGAGCACGGGACGCTCACCAAGACGGAGCCGGTGCGCGTGGGTTGCTACGCGGTGCCGCGGGTGGTGGATGGAGTCGGCATCGTGTGCAGCGTCAATCACTGGACTCCCGACGGCAAAGAGTACGTGGCGGGAGGGCATTACCCTGACATTTCCCCGGCCCTCGAAGTGGACAAGGACGGCAACGTGATCGGTCTCCATTCCTTCGCGTTCTGTCGTCACGGCGAAATCGACTCTGACGCTCTCCAGATTTTTTCCGCAGATCAAGCCAACCCCAAAATGAACCTACTGACACTCCTCAATTCGGTGCTCGCCGCCCTCGCCATCGACCCTGTCAAAGAAGACGCCACCGCCGAAGACATGGCGGCCGTCCTCGCCAAAGCCGAAGCCGCCGCCAAGGGCAAAACCGGCGAGCTGGAAACGGTGGAGCTCACCGCTGATCTGACCGTGCCCCCCGCAATCTTGGCCCGGCTGGACAAACTCTCCGCTGATGTAGTGGCACTCACCGCCGCTGACAAGTCCCGCCAGATCGACGGGATGATCGAAGCCGCGAAAGCGACCGGCAAGGCCATCGGCCTGAAACGCGAAACTCTCCTCGCCATGGGTGCCGATGCCGTGGGCGAGTACCTCGCCACCCTCGAAGAAAACGCCATCCCGCTCCAAGGCGGCAACGGCGGAGCCAAGAGCGGCGCTGAGAGCGGTGCAGATGTGAAGGTGGAGGCATTCTCCGCTGAGCAGAAGGCGATGTTCAGCCGCATGGGCATGACGCCCGAGGAAGTGGCGAAAGCCGCAGAAGACATGCACGGCATCAAGATCGCCGTCTAAATCGAATCAACCCAACCCTGACATAATCCAGTTATGGCCACCACCACCACCGCTTACCCGGCCGCCCCGCAGGTCGGCTTCGACCGCGGCACCGTAGGCGTCAAAGCCAACATCCGAATCGACGAAGGCAACCTCGTCATGATCGACACCACCGCCGGTACGGCCGAGGGGGCCGAACCGATGGCGTCTCAACGATGCATCGGCTGGGCTGCCGAACTCGCTGACAACACCGGCGGCCTTGCATCGGCCGTGCGCGTCACGGTAACGACTGAGCCAGCAACCTTCGAGAACTCGACCGTGACGCCTGTCACGGCAGCCATGATCGGCTCATCTGTTTGGGCGGAAAGCCCCACCACCGTCAAAGGTTCCGCAGGCACCAACCCCGTCGTTGTCGGGACACTCTTTGGTTTCGCTGCCGATGGGCGGCCCATCATCCGGTTCGTCTGAACCGCATCCCACATCACCTCAATCCTATCATTTATGATCATCAATCGAGCCAACCTCCGGAGCTTTCAATTCGCTCTGGATACCGCGTTCAGCAAAGGGCTGAACATGACCACGACCGGCGAAGGTTCCGTGCACACGATCCTCTGCCACGAGAAAGAAGTCATCGGGCGCAAGGAGGGTGAGTACCCTTGGCTGGGGGCGAGCGGCAAGATCCGCGAGACGACGGGCACGAAGGAAAAGACCCGTCTGCCGCTCAACCGGCTGAGGGTCCGGAACGGGAAGTTCTCCCTCCTCTTGGCTATCGACGAGGAAGACTTGGAGTGCGACGAAGAGGGCCTGTACACGGACCAGGCGCAAATGTTCGGGAACGAAGGTGCGGACCACTTCGAAGACGAAAGCGCCAAAGTACTGGCGGCGGGATTCGACACGAAGGACTACACCGGCTCCAACTTTTTCGGCACGAACAAACGGGTCGCGCCGGACCTTGGGGCGAAGAGTTCCACGTTCACTAACTTTGTGACGAAGAAATTTTCGACAGCCAACTACGCCGCGGCCATCGCCAGTCTCCGCACCCGGACGGACGCGAACGGGAAGAACCTTGGGCTGGGGAATCGGGGCTTTACGCTCGTCGTCGGACCAAACGCGGAAGCAGACGCGAAGGTGGCCATCCAAGCAACGCAAGGTGCGAACGGGGCAACCAACGTCTGGGCTGGCACCGCCACGCTGCGGGTGTGGAACTGGCTGCACACGTACCTCCCTGACAGTTGGTTCCTCGTGGCCAACACGGCCCTCGGCAATCGCCGCCCGCTCATCAAGCAGATCGGTAAAAAGATCAGCTCCCGCATGACGGGCACCGAGGACATCTCCGCCATCATTGACGGCGAGATCCTGTACGAACTGTATGGCCGCCACCGGATCACTTATGGCGATCCCGCTCTCATCTACGGCAGCAATGGCACCACCGCCGCCTGACATCTACCCAAACGAATAGGGGTCGGGGAGGAATCCTCTCCGGAGGCTGAATCCCCGGCCCCGCTTTTCCACCATGCCACGCACCCTCTACTGCACCGCTGCCGAATTGCTCGCCAAGATCCCCATGGCGGATCGGAATGCGGCCGTGGACGATAGCGGATCAGGGGTGCCGGACATGGCGCTCCTCGATGAGGTCATCGGGCAGGCGTGCGACGAGGTGGACACGTTTTACGCGATTCGCGGGGTGCCGGTCCCGCTGGATCCAGCCCGGGAACCGCTGGCCAAGCAGGCCGCGCTGCACCTCGCAATCGAGACCCTTTACACCCGCCGGGGCGAAGATCCCTCGCGCAACCCTCACCACAAAAGCGTGGAGCAGATCCGCGCATTGCTGGGGCGGGTGGCGGACGGGCGGCTGTCCGTCGCATCGTCCATGCCGACTGCATCCAGTGCATCGGTGGGCGAGGTGATCGCCGTGGAGGGAGAGCCCGCCCTCCTTTACCCTGGCCCCGGCCGCATCTTTTCCTGATCATGCTCGCCGAAACCATCAACCGCCTGAGGACAGCGCTCACGCCGCACATCGAAGCCGCCGGTGGGGAGCTGGTGCTGGCGACGGACCGGATGGACGCCATGATGCAGGCTGTGCGCTCGCTGAGCGCCCGCTGGCAAATGGCCATCTGGTTGACCGGCACGCCGCCGGGATTGCGTGAGGATGCCCGGCTAGGAAGGATCAATCTGGAGGTCAACACAGCGATTTCCCGCCGTCCATCCCTGCCCGCCGCCCGAGCGGACGCCACCACTCTGGAGACCGATCCCGACAGCCTGTATAACCTCTGGGATGAGGTGCGCGGGCTGGTGCATCGGGTGAGGTTCGGGACCGTCTTTCGCGATGCGGAGAACCTTCTTCACTTCGTGCCGAGGGATGGATTCCTCACTGCTGAGAATCCGATGACGCTTACATCCATCGCGTTTACACGCGAGTTCATCGAGATCGCGAAGCCGGGTGAAAAGCCATCGTTCAAAGAGCTCTTGTGGGCGCAGTCCGCATGGCTCTGCCCCGTCTCCGCCGCCGTCTCTGCACCTGGCCAATCCATCGAAAACTGGTGGATTCAGGCATGATCAATTTCCCCGCCAACTCAACCTCAGCACACCATGTCCATCCAATACACAGGCAACCCGCTCGCCACTCTCACTAATCCCAACATCGTCCTGGCACCGCCATCGGAATTTATCCTGGTGGAGGGAAACCCGCACGGCACCAAGGCCCGCATGGGCACGGGATGGTTGGGGCTGAACGGGACGGTGGGCACCGTGATCAAGGCATCGGCAAAACTGATGGGGGACATCAGTGAGACGGCCGATGGGGCATCTGGGACGCGGGCGATGTTCAGCAAAAAAAACGGGGTGGAGTTGGAGTTGGAAATGCAGCATGACCGGTCCTTCCCGTCGGTGAAAAAGCTGGACCGATTCAGGGCGTGGGTGGACATCGGCCACGATGTGCCGACGCTGCTGACGTTTGTGGTCAGTGAGGTTTCTGCGGACAAGGGCGACGACGAAACGGCGTCCATCAAGATGACGGCGATGTACAAGCCTGGCTTCTCCACGGCGACATCCATGTATCGGGCGGTGGTGGATGAGTTCGGCCGCGTGGTCAGTTTCGACGATGCGACGAAGTTCGCCGCTGGCAACACGCAACCCGGGGTACTGCCTGCCGATCCACCCGCGCTCAGCGGCACGGTACCCGTCGGCAACACGAATCCTGGCATCAACATCTGAGCCATCTGATCCCCCTGACGCATGTCCACCATCCGCCAAGACATCAGAGAAGCCGCCCTCCGCGTGCAGGCGGGCCTGTCCCCGACGGCCGCCTACACGACCCCGGCAAATTACGAGGTGGGTCTCCTCACCGAATCCGGAGCAGAGGTCTCAACCTCCGGCACCGGCTATGCGCGGCGGACGCTCACCAGCACGGGATTCTTTGCGGTGGGAGATTCGCCGTTGGGGAACAAATGGGTCACGAACACCGGAACGATCCGGTTCCCCGCGTCCGGATCTGCGACGGCATCGTGGGGTGCAATCAAGCATGTGGCACTCTGGAAAACCGGGGAGTCCGAACCGCTCTTCATTTTCTCGCGAGACGATACCGAGTCGGTGTTGACCGGCGGGAGCTACACTGTGGCCCCGGACGATCTGCAACTCCTCGATAACATCATCTGATGGGAACCCATTCGGCATGGAACTACTGGCTGGCACGGGCGACGGGGAATCCAGTCCTCACCGTGTCAGCCAGCTATTCCCTGCGTGCGGGAGGCACGGTGGAGTACGTGGGCGGGGTGCCGGGCGGAAGGGTGCCAAGCGGCAACATCATCGTGCTGGCGAGGCCGGAGATGTTCCGCATGGACACAGAGACAGACGAGCCTGTGGCCTATCTGCCGATGGAGAGGCGCAACTTTGGCACGGCATGGGCGACGGCGGAGATCGGGTGGGGTGAAGTGATTTCCGTGGAGGCTCCGATGCGTGCGGAGGCGGGGGACCACAAGACGGCCGTGGGTCAGCTATACGGGGGATATGTGGAGGACCCGATTGGGCTCATCACCGTACGGTGCATCGTGGAGATGGCGACGGCTGACGATCTGCCGGAGACCGGCGATCATTTTTTTTACAACGGTAAACGGTACAGCGTGACAGAGGTGGTGCCGGAGGACGCGCAAGGGGAGAGCAAGTCACTGACAGTTTCCGGCCGTCACTGGCCCGGGGCAAACCGCACCATCACGCCGCCGGTACTCCCATCCCCGGGACCGCTCATCTGATTTTCCATGAACACACCACCCAAATCTCCCACCATCACCACTCGCGAACTCGCTGATAAGGCGATGCAGGCCAATCGCGCCGCCCGGCTGGCCGCATCTGAACGCGGAGGCCCTGAGACGGAGATGGGCATCCTGTTGTCTCCGGGTCGCTGCATTTTCATCGGCGACGACGTTCTCAGGCCGATGAGCGCCGGTATCGCGGAGCTGATGAGGATTCGGAGAATGGTTGAGGTGGAGATTACGCCGGAGGAAATGATCTTCTGTTTTGCCCGACCTGAGCAGGCGTATGAGATGCTCAGGCACATCAAAGGCCCCGTGACGGATCTGCCGGACGAATGGAAGGGCATGGTGTTTGTGTTTTCGCTCTGGCTTGAAAAGGATAGGCTGGAACAGGCATCCGCGTGGGTCACTCAGCAGCTCCACGATTTTTTCGGCTCGCCGGAGGTGAACCCTCCGGTGCCGCAGAATCCGCAGGAACCGGGTGCGAAGGCAGCCGAGCCGGTTGGTGGATGCGAGCCGTTGACGGAATTCTCGCCACCTACGGAGGATCCCGGCCCGCCGGTGCAGATCCTGTGCGATGGGCCGTCTGGGAGTTCCCCATCAACGTCTACCTCGCCCTGATGCCCGCCGCCCTCGAACGAGCGGGGGTCGCGCTGCCGGAGCATTACGCGATCCGCGAGGGACTAGCAGCCGCCCGCCGCCTCAAACAGGAAGTCCGCAAAACCCACACCGTCATCTGATATGGCCACATGGACCGCCGCGCTGAAATTGACCCTCAACAGCAGCTCCGTGACCGCAGGGCTCCGGACGGTGCAGGGTGGCATTGGGAGTGCCATTTCCTCCATGGGAAAACTGGCGAGCGCCGGGACTGCGGCAGGCCAGCGCATCGCTGGCGCACTCAAGGGCGCAGGGGATGTGTTGTGGAAGCTCCCTCAGCAGGCGCAGGCATTGGGCGGCATCCTCGCAGGTATCTCCGGCCCGATGCGGCTGGCGGCGGAGGCGGAGAGTACGGCCACGGCCTTTGGCGTGTTGCTGGGGTCCGCTAAGGAGGCGGAGGCGGTGTTGTTGGATCTGCGGAAGATCGCAGATTCCTCGCCGTTCGGCTTCCAAGAGGTGGCGAGCGCGGGGCGGACGCTGGCGGCATTCGGCATCGCGGGCCGGGATGTGGCATCGGTGACGGCCAAGCTGGCGGATGTGGCATCCGGACTGCAAACGCCGCTGGGAGAGGTGGCTCTTTTGTTCGGAAAGGCGCGGGTGTCAGGCAAGCTCTTTGCCGAGGATCTGAATCAGTTCATGGAGAGGGGCGTGGACATCATGGGGCTGATTGGCGGGATCATCGGACAGAGTGCTGAGCAGGTGAAGAAGCTGGCCAGTGAGGGGAAAATCACGTTCCCCATGCTGGAGCAGGCCATGAACAAAATGACCGGCGCAGGCGGGCAGTTTCAGGGAATGATGCAGCGGATGAGCGAGACGACGCAGGGGCGCTTTTCGTCGCTCAAGGACGCCATCGACGGGGTGCTCATCAAGCTGGGGGCACCGATCAATGATGCACTCCGGCCGCTCATGGCGGAGATGGCAGGGATGGCCGATGGGTTGAAACCGAAGATGGAAGCCATCGGCAATGCGCTGAGGGACGCTCTCAACTGGGGGCTCCAAGTGATCAGGGATGGGAACGTGGGCGAGCTGCTGACGGGGGGATTGAGGGCGGCGGCACTGACGTTTTCAGAGCTGATGATGAAGGCTCTGGATCTGGTGCAGCAGAAGCTCAAACAACTGGCGATCATCCTCAAGGCCACGCTCACAAATGATGTGCAGGCTGGATATGATGCCGGACTGAGGTTGCAGGAACTGGACGCGAAGGGGCTGGGTGCATCGAACCTTGGAGATCCGAGCATCAATGCGGAGGCGGAGCAGGCGCGGTCTGCATACAAGACTCTCACGGAGGAAATCACGAGATCGGCGCAGGCGGCGGAGGCAGATCGGAAGGACTTCGAGGAGTTGGCGCAGGTGCAGCGCGAGGCGCGAACCCGAGACGCGAAGGCCAAAGAACTGGCAGCGAATGTGACGAAGAGCAACGCATCCATCGAAGCGCAGAGGAAGCGTGAGGCAGCCGTGACAGGGCTCAAGGGGGCGGCAGCGGGGGTGACTCGTTTCGCCGCCGGAGCTATCGGCAACCTGACGGCCCGGACGAAAACAGGCAAGGCGCTGCTGGATGCTCCCGTGGACAACGGCCGGGGGCGGTTTTCGGATCTGGGGAACATCCAGAGCCGGTATCTGTCAGCGGATCGGAAGACGCGAGGGTCATTCGATGAGTTCGCGAAGAAGTCGATGGGCATGAATTTCGACAAGCTCAGCGGCGGGGAGCGTGCGGCACTCAAGGCCGCGGACCCCACCCAAGGAGGGAAACTGCAACCCGGGAGCCGGGCGGATCGTCTCGCCGCCATCCAGCAAGGGCAGGAACGGGCCAAGGCCGCCGCCGCCGGTCAGAAGGAGGAGAGCCAGAATTTCAACAAGGCCGCGATGCTCCTCCTGCAGGCGCTGCCGAGCATCGAAAAGAACATCTCCAACCTCGCCGCCCCATGAGTCAGCGCCGCCTGTACCGCAAGTATGATCAACTGGTCTGGGAGAGCTATGCCGAGCGCCGCACCGGCCCGGGACAGTGGGATGAGATCCAAGGCCGAATCTACTGCCCGCAGGCGACGCCAGCCCTTGCACGCGAGGCACTGACCGGGAAGCGGCTGGCGGTGGGGCTGGGATTCTTTGTGGACGGGGATTCGCTGGAGACAGCGTATGCCGGGGGAGGTCAGGTGGTGGCCAGCGTCAACCTCAAGGGGCTCTTTGCTCGCAAGACCACGCGGCGGGATCTGACGAAGCTGGAGGAGCGGTTTTGGGCAAGCGGCCGGGTGACGGCTCCGGGGTGGAACCCATCGGTCATCTACGAGAACCTCAACATCAAGCTCCCAGCCGTCTCCTTCGAGGTCATCACGTTTTCCGAGTTGGCACCGGACATGGGGATGATCGGAAAAACGACGTCGTCTCACTGGTCCGTCAGTGCGACCGGGGGATTTCCTCCTCCGCCACCGTACCCGTTTTCGTTCGACGGGGAGGGGATCGAGACCCACGCCAATTATCCCGACAACTGGTGGATGGACATCGCACCTTCCGAGGAGATGGGGCCGGTCAACCTGAGCGGACCAGCAAAGCTGTACGCGGTGACTTACCGTTTCACCTACCAATTCCGCATCACTCCAGGCTGATGCTCCTCCGTCGTCTGAAAGCCATCGAAGAGCGGTTGGCGGAGCTGGAACGGACCCAGATCCGGGTGACGGCAGGCCCCGGCATTCACCTGACACCACCCCAAGCCGCCGGTGGCGTCGTCTGCGTTTCCGTCGATCTGGATCAGGTCCGCGCCGGTCTCGCCGCTCCGCCGCCGGAGGAAAATCCAGAAAAGCGGCAGAAATAGGTTGACGGGATGCGGCGTGGTGGTATGGGTGCGGTGTTGCCAGTCGGCAACGATAAACCCCAAATCCCCACACCATGAAACTGAATCGCTCCGCCACCACACTCGCCGCCGCCGCCCGAATCCTTGAAGTTGTCTCCGGACGGCAAAACGAAGAACTCCAAATCTCAGTCTCTCCCAAGGGAGAGCTTTCCGCCGCCCCCGCCGGATGCGGATTGAGAGAGAGCGAAATCATCGTCGAAAAGCGGCTGGTGGGTGATTCGTTTGGTGAAGGATGGGCAGAGGCGGAGGTGGGAGCCGTCATCGAATGGATTGAGGAGAATTACATCCCTGCCGACATGGTGCCGGAGTTCCAGATCAGAGCATTCCGAGAGGAGGGAGGCATCGGGATCGGGGTTGAAACCCCGGCGGGCAACGGGCGGGATTTCTGGGCCGATGGGTCAGAGACGGACTGGCAAGACAACAATGGGCTCAAAGCAAATGAGCCCGAGGTTCTCGCCGCCGCCCGTGCCGCCGCCGCGGCCTTCGCTGCCGCTCCCGCCGTCGCCTCAACATCCGCCAATCATCAGACCATGAAGGCCATTATTTACGCTCAAGGCAACGGGCTGCCCCAGATTGGATCGCTCTGCTACCACCAAAACACCGACACGGTTTTCCGGGTGACGGGAATCGAATCGGATATCAGGACAAGCCCGATGGGCGACTGCATAGAGGTGGATCTGGCGGCACGCGGGGCTGCATCCGATACCACAGACGACGAGTGGGAGGAGATCGAGAGCAGCAATTATCGAGTCGAGATCGACGAGACCTGCGCCGTCTGAGCCGCCCCTCCCATCCGCCTCCGGACACCCGAACGGAGGCGGCAGGGAGCGACGATGCTCCGCAACCCCAAAATCCCCACATTATGAACTCGATCACTGTTTCGATTCGCCAAGTTAAGCACTCCGATGGCGTCATCCACTGGATGCTCGAAAACGGGAATCACGTCGCCACGTCCTTCGGCCCCGACATGGCCGAAAAGGCCGAACGCCTCGCCAAGGACGTCGCCCAGGAATCAGGCACGAGGTTGCTCTACGCGCCGACGGACATCGGCAAGGCTGTTGTCTGCGAACGTACGGATGCCGGGTATGTTTTCCCGACCGCCAGCAAGTGAGGCGCTGCCACCCAACCCCAAATCCCCATGAAAATCCCTTCTCGTTGGTCCGATGAAAAGCCGAGCTGAGTATTATAGAGAGCCCGGGAACGGGCCGGGGCCGGGCAAACCGCTTCCGATCCCGCCAGCACTCGCGCTGAAAATCGAGGCGGCGAGGGCAGCCAGATCCCAATGGGGATACCCTCTGTCCGTCGGGGACCTCGCATCGACGGCGCTGGCCGCGAGATGCGGAGTCCATCGGGATACCGTCGGACGATGGCTGAGAGGCATTGACCGGCCCGCCCCAGCCCATCACGACGAGGTGGGACGCTGGTGCCGAGAGGTGCTGGCAGCAGCGGCCAAACTGGCAGGGACACCGCCCCGGGCCGTCTCCCGTCAGGCGGTATGGAAACGGGCGAGGAGCAGTGGGATGCCTGTGGGCCGTCCCTCATGGGCCTGTCCCGACTGCGGCGGCACTGAGCGGAAAAAGACAGCCGAGGGCCAGCGAGTCTGCCTGATCTGCAACCCGCGGAAAAAGGGGGGCATCCTGAGGCAGGCGCACACCCCGCGCCCCGCCCGCGCCGTTACACCCAACCCCCAGCGTTGACCCTATTCACGCATTTTGGCGGACTGGTTCACGAATTTCGCGGCGTTACAAGGGTGGGTCAGCCGGCGGCAGGGTCTGGGGTGCCGGGGGCTTGTTTACGTTCCTGCATGACTTTGAAGCGCCA